TACCCAGGAGGATTTCAGTGTCAACCACGCCCACAAGGACCCCAGCAAAAACCAACTATCTCAACAACAGAGATATCTTAAAACAGATACATCTCAGCAAAAACACATATTGTACATACCTAGATCCTGCGGCAGATCACCAGTACGATATCATCCTGCCCACTGTCGCAAAGATCAATCAACGCACCGTGGCCGAGGCTCGCAGGAATCGTGCCGATCGCATCAAACGTGAAACCGGAACTGTCATAGATCCCAAAAAAATCCCCAACACCGACCTGGTGTTCCGCATCACCTCGTGGGAACACATACCCTGGGCTCCAAAAAAAGTCTCCAAGGCCGAGGCCAAAAAGCGCCAGATCCAGGACATCTTGGAACTAGAAGTCAACGACGAAGATGATCCCCTGGCCGAACTCCTGGAAGAGCCTGTGCTGGATCCCAAACATGTGCGGCTGAACTTTCCGCCGTTTTATCACTATCGCTTGGCGGACAACAAACAACCGTATCTGGTGGGCAAAAGCCACTGGCGCGGAGACTTGACTACCGGCGAGTTCTGCCGAGATCATGGCGCCATGACCCGTACCTTGGCCACCATGTTTATCAAACTGTGTGAACGCTATGCCACAAGATCAAACTGGCGTGGCTATACCTACAATGAGGAAATGCGAGGCCAGGCCCTGCTACAACTCAGCCAGATTGGCTTACAGTTTGATGAATCAAAGAGTCAAAATCCTTTTGCATATTATACTGCTGCCATTACCAACAGCTTTACCAGGATCTTGAATCTTGAAAAGAAAAGCCAGAACATACGAGACGATGTGCTGGAGATGAATGGCCTGAATCCAAGTTGGACGCGACAGAATGCCGGCAAGAAGAATCCCAACTTTGGGTTTGGTGTCACAAACATTGACATCGCTGAGTACAACAACGACGCTTAACCAGATGGGTCGCAAGACCCATCTTTATAGTGTATACTTTAATCTATGAGTCTATTCCGTAAAGTAGCAGTCTGCACCGATATACACTTTGGTCTCAAGAGCAACAGCCTGGTTCACAATCAAGACTGTAGTGATTTCATCGATTGGTTCATAGCCACTGCCCGAGCCAATGGTTGCGAAACTGGCATGTTCCTGGGCGACTGGAGTCATCAGCGTGCCGCAATCAACATGCAGACACTACAGTATAGTCTGCGTAGCCTGGAAAAGTTAAGTGCGGCATTTGATCGTTTTTACTTTATTCCCGGCAATCACGATTTATACTACAGAGATAAACGTGATATCTACTCAACCGAGTGGGCCCGGCACATTCCCAACATACAGATCGTCAATGACTGGTTTGAAGACGGTGACGTTATAATTGCTCCTTGGCTGGTAGGTGATGATCATAAGAAAATCCCTAAAATGTCAGCCAAGTACATGTTTGGACATTTTGAACTGCCACACTTTAAAATGAATGCCATGGTAGAAATGCCCGATCACGGCGAAATCAAGGTCGAAAACTTTGGTGGCTTTGACCGTGTGTTCTCAGGACACTTCCACTTGCGTCAACAAAAGAAAAATATAAATTACATTGGCAACTGTTTTCCACACAACTATGCCGATGCTGGTGATACTGCACGTGGCATGATAACCTTGGAATGGGGAAGCGAGCCAACTTATCATGCATGGCCCGGGCAACCCTTGTATCGTGTGCTTAAACTGAGTCAAGTGATTGATTCGTCTCCAGACCTGCTGGCCGCCAACATGCATGTGCGTGTAGAGCTGGACATTGACATCAGCTACGAAGAGGCCACATTTATCAAAGACACATTTGTCAAGGATTACAACCTACGAGAGATGAGCCTGATTCCTGTGAAAAGCACAGCCGTGGATGCGGACATGGCGCCCGGAGAAGTTAAGTTTGAAAGTGTGGATCAGATTGTCACAGATCAACTCACAAATATTGAAAGCGAGTTTTATGATCCCAAACTGTTGTTGAAGATCTATCAAAATCTATGATACAAATTCGTAATCTCACAGTCAAAAATTTCATGAGCGTGGGCAATAGCACCCAGGCCATTGACTTTGACCGTAAAGACTTGACACTGGTGTTGGGTGAGAATCTAGATCTAGGTGGTGACGGAAGTCGCAACGGCACAGGCAAGACTACCATTATCAATGCTTTGAGTTATAGCCTCTACGGGCAGGCACTCAGTAACATTCGCAGAGACAATTTGGTCAACAAGACCAACGGAAAAAACATGTTGGTCAGTTTGGACTTTAGTGTGAGTGGCAAAGATTACCGGATCGAACGAGGCCGTAAACCCAACTTGCTGAGATTCTTTGTGAACAATCAAGAGCAGGCTGTCACAGATGAAGCACAAGGTGATTCAAGAGAAACACAGGATGCCATTGAACATACCTTGGGTCTCAGCCACGACATGTTCAAACACATCCTGGCACTTAACACTTACACAGAACCGTTCTTGAGTTTGAAGGCCACGGATCAAAGGACCATCATTGAACAACTGTTGGGCATAACCATGCTGAGCGAGCGGGCTGATCGTATTAAGGAACACAACAGACAAACCAAAGAGGCCATACAGCAGGAAGAATTCCGCATACGTGCAGTGCAAGAAGCCAACAAAAGGATTGAAGAACAGATTGAAGCACTGCGACGCAGACAAACATTATGGACTACTAAACATGAAGAAGAGATTACCAAACTTGAAACCGCGCTTGAAGAGCTCAAGAAGATTGACATTGAAGCCGAGATACAGGCCCACAAGGCGCACCGGGTATGGGATCAGAAGCGCAAGGACCTTAACGACCTGGCTGGACAGGTCTCCCGCACGAAGCTTGATAAGGACCGCGAGACAAAAAGCATTGAGAAGCTTGGCAAGGAGATTGCGACACTTGAAAGTCACACATGTCACACTTGCGGGCAGGCTTTCCACGACCATAAGCACCAACAGGTCCTGGCGGGTAAGCAGGTTGATCTGGAGCGAGCGAGAGAAGCGTGCTCGGAGCATACACAACTCTTATCAGAACTTGAGACTGCCCACACGGCCCTGGGCACGTTAGGCAAGCCGCCTACCATGTTCTACGACAGAGAAGAAGACGCTATCGATCATAGGTCTAGCATGGCCACACTAGAAAAGCAACTGACCGACAAGACTGCAGAAACAGATCCCTACAGTGAGCAAATAGAGGACATGCAAAGGCAGGCTCTGCAGGTTGTCACGTATGATACTCTCAACGAACTCACTAGGCTACAAGAACATCAGGATTTCTTGCTCAAGTTGCTGACCAGCAAGGACAGTTTCATACGCAAGAAGATTATCGAACAGAATCTAAGTTATTTGAATGCCCGACTTACACACTACCTGGATCGCATCGGCTTGCCACATACCGTGGTATTCCAGAATGATCTCACAGTTTCGATTGAAGAACTGGGCCGTGAACTGGACTTTGACAACCTGAGTCGTGGCGAACGCAACAGATTGATACTTTCGATGAGCTGGGCCTTCCGTGATGTGTTTGAAAGTCTGTACCAGCCGATCAATGTGCTGTTCATAGACGAAATGATCGACTCGGGACTGGATACACAGGGTGTGGAAAATGCCTTGGCCTTGCTCAAACACATGAGTCGTGAACGCCACAAAAGCATATGGTTGGTCAGCCACAGAGATGAGCTGAGTGGACGTGTGGAAAATATTTTAAAGGTTGTCAAAGAAGGCGGCTTTACCAGTTACAACACGGATGTGGAAATTGCGTAGAATTCAAGTTCTCCATATTGAACCCACTGACGTTTGCCAGGCCGCATGTCCCATGTGTGCTAGAGAGACCGACTCAACCTTTAATAAAAGTTCAAAACATCATCTCAGAGTGGAGCATATACAACAACATTTTTCAGATAGAATAATTGCCAACCTGGACAAAATGTTCATGTGCGGCAACTACGGCGATCCGGCTGCCGGGTATTATACCATGGATATCTACAATTATTTTAGAAAAGTTAATCCTGAAATTACACTAGGCATGAATACCAATGGTGCTGTACAAAGCACGTTCTTTTGGCATGCACTAGGACGTTTGTTCAATCAGGCTGCTGACTATTGTGTCTTTAGTATTGACGGCCTTGAAGATACCAATCATGTGTACCGTAAAAATGTAAACTGGGAAAAGTTGATGAGCAATGTTCAAGCCTACATCGCCGCAGGTGGATCAGCTCATTGGGACATGTTGGTGTACAAACACAATCAACATCAGGTCGAAGCCTGCGAACAGTTGGCACGTGATATGGGATTCAAATGGTTTCGTGCCAAGATTTCAAAGCGTAATTATATTAAAGGCATAGAAGCCCCCATGGGTTGGCAACTGCCGGATGGCCGGGCCGGTCGCATTGATTGCCATGCCTTGGCAGAAAAAAGCATGTATATTGACGCACAAGGACGATTGAGTCCGTGTTGTTGGCAAGGCAGTAGACAACAAGATTTTGTCAAGGATGATCTAAAAACTCTGAAACTGACCTGGAAAAAGCAACCCAATACTGTGTGTGCTTCGGCCTGTGCCACCAAAAACAATGTCACGGTGTTTGATAGTCAATGGCAACTAGAGGTAAAATTATGTTAGCTGGTACTCATCTATGATAACTAATAGTCCATGTCATGGCTATTCGAAAGCAAAACTATTGAAGTATTACCCGAAGACTGTGTGGGTTTTGTTTATGTAATCACAAATAACGTAACCGGCAGGAAATACATTGGGAAAAAACTAGCAAAATTTAGTAGAACCACATACAAAACAGTAAAACTCAAGAACGGCAACAAAAAGAAAAAGAAAATACGTGGCAAAATCGAATCAGACTGGCAGACATACTACGGCAGCAACGAACAACTCAACAAAGACATCGCAGAGCTAGGCTCAGACAACTTCACAAGAGAAATATTATTTTATTGCACATCAAAGGCTGCTTGTAGTTACATAGAAGCCAGAGAACAATTCAATCATAGAGTATTAGAGTCAGACGACTACTATAACGGACAGATAGTTTGCCGTATACACGGTAGTCACATAAAAAACAAAATTTAAACTAGACAGGCAACAACACGACTCTGCGGTAGGATGACCTACCCCCATTGAGGAACGGTGAGATACCCGGTCCAGATTCTTGGGTGTCAAAGGCAAATTGCTAACTTAAGGCAACAAATGGTTTGAGCTCTGTGAAAAAGACACAACTCATGCTCATAGGACTTGGTTCATCTCGGGTCACTAGGGTTCCGTTGATATGTGAAG